CTTTCCTAAAGGATTTCATGAAAAGTATGGCTACTTAGGTTGTGTGCCTTATGAAAATGATGGAGATGTTTTTAAGGCACTCTATCCTATAGTCTTAGCCATGGATTACAAAGCCAAGCCTAAGTGGTGCCCAAGATGGTTTTTAAGGTTCTTAGATGTATTTGGTAGCGACAAATCTATTGTTAGAGTTAGAAACCGCAGGTTACATGATTTGCACAAGAATCTTACAAAGGGTATTACATTCTATGATTACAAAACTAAGTGGAATGATTATGATTTAAGAGTATCAATATCTGCACCAAAAGACATTTGTGATCTAGAAGAGGCTATTACCATTCATTTTTATAATCAAGGTTATAGACAAGAACTACTTGATGAGATTAGATCTATAGAACCTGATTTCAAATATGATTGGTGGTCTATTCATAAACTGCAAGACTACAATGATACACTTAAACCAAAAAATGAAGAAGAAAATAAAACTGATGGGGACATCTGGTAAAAAAATTATGAGTAAACCTGTTAAATGTATTATAAGACTTCATGGTATCCGGCGCGAGATTATTACTAGTGAATTTAATAGCATAGCTGCTGCTAAAAGATGGTTAGACTTATGCTGGCATAGACCTTATACTATAGTAAGAATATGATCGAAAAAGTAAATAGAAAATCTATGGTTATTAGAAACAGTGGCCGCAGCACAGATTTCCTTACCCCAACTATAATTATGGGATGCGGATTTAACTGCGGCTATTGTTACTGTAAACGCCACAAAACAGAAGGTGTTAACATTGCTGAAAACATTAATCAAATACTTACAGAAGTAGATCACCACGCCTGGTTTGCAGATGTAGAAAAGCCTAATCAAACTCATCCAGAATATGTAACCTATGATATAGGTACTAATAGTGATATGGCTTTACATGCTAAACACTATGACTGGAAAAAAGTGTTTGATTTCTTTAAACACCACCCTCGCGCGATGGGCTCATTTGCTACTAAGTATGTTAACGAGAAACTACTTGAATATAACCCAGAAGGTAAAATGAGAATAAGATTTAGTCTCATGCCTCAGAAATATGCTAACTTGTTAGAGCCACACACCACGCCTATAGATCTTAGAATAAAAGCTATTGATAGATTTATATCTGCTGGATATGATGTGCACATAAACTTTTCTCCTGTAATTATAACAGATGACTGGTTAATAGAATATGCTGAACTCTTTAGACAAGTACAAGGTATAGTAGAAAACAAAGACAAAGTAAAAGCTGAGGTAATTTTTCTTACACACAATACAGGTAAACACAAGTATAACCTAGAAAAAAACTTACCCGGAGAAGAATTACTATGGAAACCTGAAATTCAAGAGGCAAAAATTTCTGAGTATGGAGGTAAAAACATTAGATATAATCATGTTCTTAAGAAAGAATATATCCAACAATTTCGCGCTCTACACACAGAAATAATCCCCTGGAACACGATCAGATACATTTTTTAAAATAATCAATATCTTTGAAGAAAAACTATGACAACAATTTCATTTACTAATGGCTGGAAAGAAAGCTATCAACATGTAAATTTACTCCCCCACACACAAATTGTGCGTAAACCTTATGGGCCACAAGGAAACTGTTTAAAAGGATGTATTAATACACAAAAATGTAAAGATCCATTCTGCAGACAAGTAGTAGAAAAGAAAACAGAAGTAGTTATTAGCTGGTTTGGTTTCACATTGACCATTACCAGGAAAAGCGAGAAACTAAATAAAGAAAGCTTCTAATGTTTCACGGCGTTCTCAAAAAAGAAAACGGTAAACTTGTTTATTCTGATACAGCTGAGAAACTAAAATACGACATGTTCTTAAAGAATCTCCCAGAAGGAGCTACTATTGAGATCTATGTAGAAGCTGTTAAATCAGATGGCAGCGTGGCACAACTTGCTAAAGTTCACGCGATGATTAGAGAATTAGCAAACTTCTTAGGTTATACCTTTGAAGAAATGAAATACGAGATAAAAGAAAGAGCCGGTTTATGTCTTATTAAAGATATAAACGGCTCCCAAGTAAAAGTTTGTAAGTCTTTTGCTGCGTGCTCTAAAGTAGAACTAGCTATGGCTATCAACGCATGCCTTGAAGTAGGTGATATTGTTGGTTTTAACCTTCACTAGTAGGTTCAATATAACCTTCATCACCAGGCTCTAGAACTTCTTTATCAGCATACTGTTTTTGTTCTATTGCTGCATTTTCTATCTCTTTAATAAGAATTAGAATTGTTTCTAGGTCAAAAGCTTCTTCGCTAGATTTAAAAAACTCTGCAGGATTACTTTCATTCTTTATAAACTCTTGAATAAAAGATTGATCTTGTTTTGACATACTACGCATCAAAAGACCCTTAACTCTTTTGTAGAAGAAACCACTTACTTTGATGGACACAATATGTTCATCTTGTAATTCTTTTACTATAACCGCCATAATTTAAATGTTTAAAGTTTATGACAAATATAGATATAGATAACATACGAGACAAATTATATGCAAAATTAGAACCATCTGGTTGGTCAACAGTACTTCGCCACTTTATATATAGTGACGATTTTACTAAAATCATACAAAAATTAGCACAGGATACAAAAGAAGGTAAACGATTTACACCGTCACTGAGTAAAATGTTTAGTGCATTTTATGATTGTCCATATAAAGATCTTAAAGTAGTAATGATTGGTCAAGATCCTTATCCTTATGCAAATGTTGCAGATGGTAAAGCTTTCTCTGTAGCTAGTGGTACAACTAATATACCGCCATCTCTTAAGTTTATCTTTAAGGAAATTGAGGAGACTGTTTATAAGGGGCGCATGCAAATGGAACCCGATCTAACACGTTGGTCAAATCAAGGTGTATTGTTATTGAATATAGCATTAACCACCAGCATTAACAAGATAGGACAACACTATTTAATCTGGCAACCCTTTTTAGCCTATTTGTTTGATATGCTCAACTGGCATAATCCTCAGTTGATTTATGTGTATATGGGTAAAAAAGCTGCAGAATGGCAAGATGCTGTTTCAGACAATAATAAAAAGTTACTAACTTCACACCCCGCATCTGCTGCTCATAATAAACAAGAGCGTTGGGATTCCGGGGACGTATTTAACAAAGTAAACAAATGTCTGGAATCATTACAGAAACCGATAATAAAGTGGTAATAAATGAAAACTATCATTTTGACTTACAACAAGAGATAGATAGATTTTGTAAGAAAGTCTCCAAGGTGTACGGAGTAACACTTCATGTTACAACTCTGGAAGAAATAGATATCATGGCAAAACCTTCTCTACAAAGAATAGAGGACGTAATAATGAATGTGATAAACAAAGATGACCCACCAGAATTTCCTACAATACTAGCAGACTTAAACCGAAAGTATAGCATTTATAGACAAATCTTTTGTAAAATAGCCAAAGATCTAGGTTACAGAAAAGGAATAATAGCTGTTCATTTAAAACAAAACCACGCTAATGTAATCTACTCTATAAGAACACTAAACAATCTTCTAGAAATAAATGATTACAAAACATCTTACATTTATAAAACCTGTTTATATGAACTCAGAACCAAAGAACAAACTGTTGACACTGTTATTAGAGACCCTGAATCTCAAGATAACACCCAATGAGTTATTTGCTTTATTATGCTTGAAAGAAAACATTGCTGTAAACAGCTCATCTATCAACTTACACTTTGAGATACGCAATCTTAAAGCTTTAGGTTATGTAACTCCAACAGCGTTTGTAGGAATTGATAATTTAGAGAATGGTTGGCTTATTACTGAAAAAGGTCAAAATCTTTTGAAAGAGATGGATGTGTTGTATAGTAAAATTGTCGAAGATGTTAATACTACAATTGTAGGTAATTCTTATTCAGAAAACATTAGAGCTTACAACATGTTATTTCCACGCGGTAAACTACCTAGTGGTAAACAAGCCCGAGTAAATGAAAAGAATCTAGAAAGTGCTTTTAAATGGTTCTTTAAAACTTTTGATTACTCTTGGGAAACAATTCTTGCAGCGACTACTTTGTATGTTAATGAGTACTTACAACGTAATTACTTATACATGCGAACATCTCAGTATTTTATACGTAAAATGGTTGCAGACAGAACATTTGATTCTGAGTTAGCTAACTATTGTGAAATGGTTGTTACTGGTAACTATGATGATAATGAAAACAAGCATTTTAGTGAGAGAGTAGTTTAGGATTAAATTTAGTGATATGGTAAATGGTAAACAGGCTTGGAGAAGCCAAAAAGAAGGGTTTATTGATTCTCTTAACTATCTTAAAGGTAGACAAGAAGGCTTGATTAAGAGCATCAAGACACCCTGGAAGAAATTTAATGACGCATCTACAGATGGTATTGAGTGGAACTCGATGACTGTTATAGGTGGTAGACCAGGTAGTGGTAAAACTCTTATTGCTGACCAGATAATTAGAAATGCTTTTGCTATTAATAAAGGGCAAAAGTTTAGAGTGCTACAGTTTCAATTTGAGATGCTGGCCCGCGTTTCTGCTATCCGTGAATACAGTAGCTATCTAGGTAAATCATATAAGTACTTGTGTAGTGCAGATGGTGTATTAGCTCCTGAAGATCTCACAAGATGTTATGCTTATGCAAAGAGTCGTGTTAAGTATCCAATTGATATAGTAGATGAGCCTTGTACTACATCAACTTTCAAAAAGATCATTGAATCTTACATGGAAGAACACGCAGAAATTATTGACGAAGACAAGGTTTTTACAAAAACTATTATTACCTTAGATCATTCATTACTAGTCAAAAAAGAGAGTTACGAGAAAGATAAATATGAAACACTTTACAACTTAAGCGAAACAATAACCTATTTAAAAAGAAAGTATCCAATAGCCTTTATCGTATTAAGCCAGCTAAATAGAAACATTGACTCGCCTGAGCGCAATGAAGATGGTAAATACGGAAACTACATTCTAGAATCAGATTTATTTGGCGCTGACGCGTTGTTGCAACATGCAGACATGGTTGTTGGTATCAACAGACCCGGTAAACAAAAAATCAGATTTTATGGCCCAGATAGATACATTATAGAAGATGACAAAGTTCTTGTCATGCACTTCTTAAAATGTAGAAACGGAGATAATAGAATGAGTTTCTTCAAGGCAGAGTTTGAAAAGATGCAAGTAATAGAAGCAGACACACCACCAACACAAGAAAAGAGAACATTAACCAAAATCGTTTAATATGTCAAAAACAAGAACAGAAATCGTTAAAGAATTAAGAGAGTATCATCAGTTAGTATTTAACGCATTAGGAGTACCAGATGCTGCTTATGTGCCCAAGCTTGCCTGGAAACCTCAAGACAAAGATTATTATTGTATGGGCTTCTTTGCTAATGAACTTAGCAGCGGAGTAGATGTCTATACAGAATATGTAAGTTCTAATCTAGAACCTGAAGATCCTGAGCGTAAATTATGGCGATGGAAATACAACCCGCATTTTGCTGAAGAGTATGATACTATTCCAACATCAAGCGGGCATGTTAGATACTTAATTCCTGTTGAAGAGCTACATTTGGTAACAGTAGACTCACAAGTTAAACCAGAGCCAAAAGAGTTACCAAAACTTAAAACCAAAAGTTTATCTTTTGAAATCATGGATCCTGACAATGACGCTCCCATTGATCAAATGACCATTAAGGATCTCGCTGCAATATTGTGGCAAGCTCCTGTTAGTGACAAATCATTTTTAAACAAACTAATAACTGAAAGATGGCCGAAGCATGCTTAATTGTTGCTGAATCTGGATCAGGTAAATCTACCAGTATTCGCACATTAGACCCCGCAACAACGTTTATTATCAATGTTGCAAACAAACCCCTACCATTTAAAGGATGGCGTGAAAAGTACACACTTCTATCTAAAGAGAACGCTAAAGGTAATATGAGTAACACCTCAACACCCGGCGGAGTTGTCAAAGCATTAGAGTATGTATCTACTAACAGACCTGAAATTAAAACTATTGTTGTAGATGACTGGCAGTACATGTCCAGTTTTGAGTTCTTTGATAGAGCACTAGAAAAAGGTTACGAAAAATTTACTCAGATTGGTGCTGGTTTAGCAGCTGTTGCTAAAACACCAAAAGATCTGCGTAGTGATTTAGTAGTATTTTTCTTGACTCACTCAGAGGATTTCTACGACAGCAGTGGTGCACGTAAAACCAAAGCTAAAACAATTGGTAAAATGATTGACGAGAAATTAACACTCGAAGGTTTATTCTCAATTGTTTTATATGGTAAGGTTAAGAAAAACAAAGAAGGTGAACTTCGCTATGTTTTCGAGACCAAAAACTCAGGTGATAACACTTGTAAAGCTCCTCTAGAAATGTTCGACGAGGAAGAAATACCCAATGACTTAGAACTAGTACGTAAATCAATCATTAACTTCTAATTTAATCACTATGGCACTTAGCACAAAGAAAGTAACCACCGAGGGTGGTGGTACCTACATCTCAAAAACAATTGAGCCCGGAAATGTAAAAGCAATGATTCACAATGTAAAACTTGAACCTTTTACTTTTGTAGAAAACTCCTATCATATTGTTATGGAGTTAGAAACAGAAGAAATCCCTGGTTTTGAAGGTTTTGCTATTGATCGTGAAAAACCAGATGGGCTCAAATACAAAGGTCAAGTTGGTAAAGTTAAACTTAGTCAATATGCTTATGTTGACGGTGTAACTAAAACTGGTCGTGAAGTATCCCGCGATACTGAAATCTTGCGGGGTATTAAAAACATCTGCGAAGCAACAGATTGTGTAGTATGGTTTAACAACCAAGATGAAAAACACGATACTATTGAGTCATTTGTTAATGCTTTTAACAGCGAAAAACCTTTTAGTGGTATAATGATTAACTTTTGTATAGCTGGTAAAGAGTATCAAAGCCGCGAAGGTTATACTCGATATGAGTTATTCTTACCACGCACTGGGAAAGGTGAAGTTGCAATGGAAGCAGCAGATTTAGATGAAGGTAAAACTTCTAGATTATTAACATTTGATGTTAATACACATGTTACTAAGAAACCTGGTGCTAAAGCTGTAAATTCATTTGGTGGTAACACTGATGATGATATACCATTTGAACCAGGAGATTTCACTACACCAGCAGGTGATTTTGAACTCTAAACAGTAAGTAGGTAGTTAAATAGCCCCTGAGAAATCGGGGGCTTTTTGCTATTATTTAGTAAAGTAATAACTTGAATTATGCCCAAATTAAACCTTAAATTCAAATTACCCAAAGAAGAGCAAGAGGCAAACTTCGCTCTTAAAGGTGGTGATTACTTTGTTGTTATTCATAACCTTGACCAACGGATGAGGGATATTACCAAATATGAAAACAATCCCTTTAATGGAGGCAAAGCAACTGAGGAACAAATTCAACTTGCTGAACAAATTAGAGAATATCTTCGGGAGCAAAACATTGATGAACTTTGGCGATGATTAAAACCAAAAACATAGTATTTGATATAGAAAATGTACCTGCTACCTGGGTGTTTGAACATTACTTATGTTGCGAGCCACTTACAGGTCAAAATGTAAAGATCAACTCTGTATTTAACCCAAATGATAAGAATCCTTCAATGTTTTTATATGTAAACCCAACAGGTCGATATAAATACAAGGATTTTTCTACTGGGGCCCAAGGTGATCAAATTGATCTAGTTGCAGAACTATTTAGCATATCTCGTGTAGAAGCTATCAACAAGATAATGCACGAGTATTCTAAAAGTAATAGCACAGATAGTCAACAAAGAATAATCAAGAAAGAAGTTTTTAGAATTGAAGAGCACTCAATGCGCCACTGGACTGATCAAGATGCTAAATTTTGGCAGAAATATAAGATTAGTAGCGCTATGCTTGAACACTATAATGTACAACCTTTAGAAAGCTATACTTATTCTAAAACAAAAGGTGCTGAAATTAGATATTCTAAAATTTCTAAGAACTATGTTTATGGTTATTTTAAAGAAGATGGTACTCTGTATAAGGTATACCAGCCATATAGTACCACCGCCAAGTTTTTAAAAGTCAAATCTTATATTCAGGGTCTAGATCAGTTACAAAATGACAAAGAAGTTTTGTTTATATTATCTTCACTCAAAGATCTCATGGCTTTTAGAATACTAGGTTTTAACAATGCTACTTTCCTGGCGCCGGATAGTGAAAACTCTATCATACCAGAAAAAACTATGTCAAAGTTAAAACAAAGCTTTTCTCAGGTTATTGTTATATTTGATAATGACCAAGCAGGTATAAACTCTATGCTTAAATATGAGCAGTTATACTCTATTAGAAGTGTGCACTTAACTCTTGATAAGGATGTGGCTGATTGTATTAAAAATCACGGCGTGGATACTACCCGCCAAGCAATTATAACCTCTTACAAACAGAAATATGGGTAAACCATTTGATGAATTTAGAACATATGTTGAAAAAGTAGCTAAAGAGTTTCCAGAAGAAAGTGAAAGTCTTCTTGTTCTTTATCTTAGTTGTAGTCAAGAAATTGACGACGGCGCACCAGTAGACGAAACAATCTACGAATACATTGAAGAAATTGAAGGTATAGTAAAACATTTAAGAAATGAGTAAATACATCACAATAGACCCCGGTAAAAAGGGAGCAATAGTTTTTAGAGATACTAGTTTACCCATTAGCGAGATTAAAGTTTATAAAACCCCATTGATTAAAGAAGAACTAGATTATTTCGAGCTCAACAAACTAATCAAAGGTATTAAACAAGAATATCCTGATGTAAAACTAATATGCGAAAAAATTGGGTTAATCTTTGGTACCAGCAAAACTACAGCATTTTCTATGGGTCACCAATCTGGTGCTATTGAAATGTGTGCTATTGCTAATGATATAAGCTATATTCTAGTGCCTCCTAAAACTTGGCAGAAAGTAATGTTTTTAGGAATACCGGCTATTCAAAAAGCAAATAGCTCTGCTAATGATACAAAAGCCATGGCTCTAATTGCAGCTAAAAGATTATTCACAGAAGATATGTTAAAAACAAATCCTAAGAATAAACCTCACGACGGAATAATAGATGCATTACTAATCTCTGAATACGCATGTCGAACAAATTTGTAACAAAAGATATAGAAGCAAAATCTCAAGAACTCATTGAAAAATATGGGCTTGATGATGCTTTAAAACAAGCTCAACAGGTAATATTCTTTGCAGAAGAAAATGCTTTACCAATAGCTGAAGATAAATTAAAAGTCTGGAACAAAGTATTGATGTATTTACTAAGTAAGCAAAATGACAGAAACAAATAAATATCTTGAAAAGTTAGAGAATATATGTAAAATGCTAAATGGTCAAAAAGAAGACATCACTATTGCGATGTTTACTTTACTGCAGGAACCAAAAGACTTACTAAGAGTATTAGTACTTCTTATTAAACTTCGAGGTATCAAACTTCAATGTGACCAGGTAAACTTTAGTGGAATAGCAGAAATCATGAATGAGCAACTGAGTATAAACAGTTATACTCAAGCATTTAAATTGGTATTTGATGATGACTCTCTTTGCTTAGTAATGCATGAAACCATAAGAAATGCAATGGTTAGGATTAATCATCAAATAAAAGAGTCTGGCTCAGACTTGTTAAAAGTTAAAATACAATTTGAAATTATTAAAAATGAATAGACATGAAACACTAGCAAAGGCTGTTAAAAACCTTATGCTAAAAGAACCATTTTATGGCATATTTGCTCTTAGTTTAAACAAAGAGTTTTCTGATGTTGTACCCACAGCAGGTGTAGCAAAAATGGGTATTAACTACAAGTTGGCTATTAACCCAACATTTTGGGATAGCATAGAAATGAACGTAAAAGAAGGAGTACTTCAACACGAGCTACTACACATTGCATTCTTTCATCTCTATTTGCAAGATGCATATAGTGATAAACAACTATTTAATGTGGCTGCTGACATGGAGGTAAATCAGTATATTGAACGTGAAAATCTTCCACAAGAAGGTATTTTCATAGATGATTACAAAGAGCTTAATCTTGATGAGAAAGCTGGTACTGATTACTACTACAAAGCTCTTCAAAAAGCTCAAGATAAAAAAGATAAAAAGGGCACATGTGGTTGTGGAGCAATGGATGATCTTCTTGACAAAATTGGAAATGGTGAACCATTACCTTGTGATCACCCCACCTGGAAAGATTTTGAGAGTTTATCAGATGCTGAAAAGCAACTCCTTAAAAGGCAAACTACACATTTAATTAAAGATGTACAAAATGCTCTAAAGAGTCGAGGTACAATACCTGGTAAAATTGCAGAGCTTATTGAGATGATGAAAGATATCCCGCCAAAATTTGACTGGCGCCAGTATCTTCGTCGTTTTAGTGGTGGCTCCATTATCCCTTACACTAAAAAGCTAAGACGTAAATACAACAAACGCTATGAAGACAACCCAGGTTTAAAGATTAAATACCACAAACATTTACTAGTAGCTATTGACACATCTGGTTCTGTTAATACAAGCGAACTCAAAGAATTTGTAAACGAGCTTATTCACATTCACAAAACTGGTGGTCAAATTACTGTTGCACAAACAGACACAGCTATTTCTAAAATGGAAAAATTTAATCCTCGAGAGACTGAATATAAAATTCATGGTCGTGGAGGTAAAATTGGTGCCTCCCTATACAGTAATGTATAGAAAAAAATGCTGTAAATTGCGGGAAGTTGCTTAGAGCTTTCATTACCAACTATATATGGTGACATGATATAGGGCTGAAGTAATTACTCAGATATGGTAAAAAGATGAAAGATTGCATAATCCGCAGCAAAATCTCTTGTATATAAATATAAATTTCGTATCATATACAAGAGAGATGTTCAGAGACTATAATCAGCCAACTTAATAAAGTTGAAGGGATAGTCCGAGTATAAATGAAAGTTTATACAGAAAATCGACAGATTTTCAACCAGTAATAGATTATTATAGAGAAAACCTTAGAAAGTACACAGCGCTAATCTTCTTTACTGATGGTGAAGCGCCAGCTCCACAAGATGCAGCTGGCAAAATCTTATGGGTGTTGTCATCAAGTTCAAAAGACTGTGATCATTTGCCTGGACAAACTGTTAAACTAGAAACAAAATAATTTAAACAAACATGAACAACGTAGTAAAACTAAATCTTGACGAGCTAAAAGCATTTTTACGTCACATTGTAGCAAACAATCAACATATTCAAAAAGAAGGAAAGATTCCTGTAGCAGTAAATATCGAAGGCGAGGCGGGACTTGGTAAAACATCATCTTTACTGCAATTAGCTGAAGAGTTAAATATGCAGATTGTAAAATTATCGCTATCTCAAATCGAGGAGCTTGGTGACCTTGTCGGTTTTCCAGTTAAAGAATTTGAGATGGTAAAAGATGACGGTAAAAAAGTTTGGATTCAAGATGCAGTAATGTCTATGTATATTCAAGCTAAATACAAACCCACGGGACAAAAGCGTATGACTCACGCTGCTCCAGAGTGGATTCAAGGTCGCGGCGAAGGTGGCTTCTTAATACTCGATGATTACACGAGGGCGGATTAACAAAATATGCAGTCTAGTATTGTTTGTGTGAATGTTTTTATTATCTTTGTAATATGAAAACATTAACAACAGACAGCATCAACATTGCATTAAATCGTGTAGGAATCTATAAGATTAAAATTAGTGATAAAGAATACATTGGTAGTTCTTGTAATATTGGTAGTCGTTTAAAACATCATTTGTGGTCTCTTCAACATTTAAAACATCACAACAGAACAATGCAAAACTTATTCAATAAGTATGGTATTAATAATATCTACTTTGAGATTATAGAAGAATGTTCTGAAGAATTTCTTATTGAAAGAGAAGCTTTTTATATTAAAACACTTAATCCTTATATAAATCATATACTTGACCCTCAAAGTTTAGTAAGAGATGAAGTATACAGAAAAAGAATAAGTGAATCTAGAAAAAAAGCTTACGCAAATGGTTTAAAACCACATAATCTTAAAGCAGTTCATAAGTATTCGCTCGATAAGGGTGAGTATTTAGAAAGTTTTGAATCTCTTACAGCTGCTGCTAATTCTATTAATGCTAAAAGTATTAATAGTATAAAAGCAGTATGTAATAGTAAACAAACTTCTGCAGGAGGTTATATCTGGTCTTATAATAAAGTTTCTTTAGTATTTTCTAGAGATAAAAAATATAAGTTAGAGCCAGTAGTACAATATACTAATGATAATATTTTTATCAAAAAATGGGAGTCTATAACTGAAGCAAGTAAAGAACTTGGTATCTCTAATATAAATAGAGCAATATCTAAAAACTTAACTGCAGGTGGTTATAGATGGAAAAAAGCATAAAGTGGTAGGTTCGCCATAAATCATGTGAATTCAGGGGATATCCAGAGATGGGCAATCCTGAGCCAAGCCTTATAGGGATATAAGGAAGGTGCAACGACTAGTGTATGGAGTCTAGAACAGACAGTAAAACACCACGAGCGCATGACACATATAAATATGTGAAGATATAGTCTGAACTGTGTGTATAATCTAAAACAAAGACACAGAACTACAAGATAAAGAACTTGTAGGATAACATAATGCACCGCTTTATGCAAGCTTGTATGGAAATCATTGACCGGCAAGAATATATTTCTTGGCGTCTACCAAAGAACTGGCATGTTGTATTAACAACCAACCCAGACAATGGTAACTATCAAGTTACATCTCTTGACAATGCTCAAAAGACTA